TCCTCCTCGTCGTCTTCTCCATGACCAACTCGTTCGTCGTCCTCGTCGGAATCGCCATCCTCTTCCTCGTCCTTGCTCTTCCCTTTGGCTCCAGCTTCGTCTTCCCCCTCTTCATCATCCTCGTCCTTATCATCGTCTTCGGATTCCTCTTCCGTATCAAGGTCCTCGTCCTCATCGTCAGCATCAGATGCCGCCGGTCCGACGATTACCATCTCCTTTTCTTTCTTTGAAATTTTTCGTGCCATGTCTCTAGACTCCGGTATATCGAGAAGTCACCTAGTATACGTACGCCACGACACTCAGTGGGTCTACGGTTACCTGCCCAGTCAGATCGAGTTCTTTGAACACGACGAATAGGGCGAATTCACCGGGACGGCCAGGGAGGGGTACTTGCCAGCGATCACCGCCCCATTTTGGGCAGCGAATGTAGTCGCCAACTTGGCACCAGGCTCCCTCTTTCCAGAGTTCCATGGTATCTTGGTTGCGGAAACAAGTCGGTCCGATTGCAATCACTTTGGCGACTTGCGTATTCCAAAGCTCGGTTTCTTGCGTCTCACCCGGCAGTATGATCCCGCCAGCTGATTGATTCTTCGGAGTTCTGATCTGCACCAAAACTCGGTCCCCGAAAGGTTTAAGTCCAGCGTCGACTTCAGGGAATGCTTCAGCAAGGGATGCGTAGTCAAACAGCTTGCCGTCATTTCTTTCGGTGAGCTGGCGTACGTTCCTCGTCATTTTCGTCTTCTCCAATGGCTTCTTCGACTATTGATTGAGCGATAGTAAGCCCGTGCTGAATCCCGACTAAGCGTCCAAGCTCGAAAGCGTCGCGGTTTCTCGGGACCTTAAGTCCATCAACCGCCTCGATCACTTTCCTTTCGCTTAGCCTGCCGATAATTTTCTCAACTGCGGCCATATACTATCACTCTTTTGTGTGTTAAGCAAAAAGCAGATTAGCGCTTAGACTTGCCCTTGCTCGGTTTGCTCACCTTGCCGCCCTTCGCCTTGCCCGCTGTTGGTTTGCCCGTCGGCTCCGACGTTTGACTCTTGCTGCCCGTTGCTATCTGATAGCGCTGGCGTGTTGCTTCCGACATTTGAATTCTCCGGATGATTTGGATCAGTGTAAACCGTCTCTACCCACTTCTCACCGTCCCAGGCTTTATGCCAGCGCGGTGAATGACCGTTCGGCGAGAGCCACTCGTCGTTAGTGAGTGGGCTCGTCGGTTCAATCAAACTCTCAGTAATCATTTCGCTTCTCCTACTTTGGGTTTATCCCAGTACCTGTAGACAGGGCTGAGTTATGGTCGTGCTCGATCTCTGCCGAGGCAATCGTCATGGCAGTCAGGTTATCCTGCTGGTTCGTGCGCTCTCGAGTCTGGTTGTCCGACTCGTTGCGAGCGTTCGCCTGGTTCTCCTTGAACGTCGTGCGGTCACTCTCGGCGCTCTCGGCTTGCTGTTCCTTCTTCTGCGAGGCGAGGAGTTCGGCTTGCTTGCGATCATTAGCGGCTTGCTCTTGGAGCTGGATATCCTTGGAGCGTGATGCGTCGCTCTGAGCTTTCGACTGCGCGGTAATTTGCGCCACGGACGTTGCCGGATCGATCTGAGGAGGAGCGTATTGCTTGGCGACTTGTAGCGCTTTGTCCAGGATCTGCGGGTACTGAGCGAAGTATTTGGCTCCCTCCTCGATGACCTTCGGCGAAGCTTGCGCCAGCAGCTTGTCGAGCTCTTGCTGTGCTTCCGGATCCTTTTCCTTCATCGCATCCTCGATATTTAATCCCTCGGCTTCGCATGCGGCCTTCGTAATCTCGTAGTAGTGGTTGACGTACCACAGAGTTACGTGCTCTCGGATGTGCGAGAGGATCGCAGGGACGTAATTAGGCGCGATGACCGACAGATAACCGAAGAACGGACTCTGCAAAAAGTCCAGATGAACCTGGAGATGCGCTAAGTGATCCTGCTCAGGGAATGCGGCGATAGGTCTACCCAGGGATGCCGCCGCGTTTTCGTTCACGGCGTTCATCGGCTTGGCTTCCGGCTGCGCGATCAGTAGATCTTTCGCATTCGGGATCTTCGTACGCTCGAGGATCAGCTCCTCGACCTTCCGTTGATCATATAGGGGGTTGCCAGTGGCACGAGAGGCGATCATCTGGATCTGCGCGACGCGCTGAACGTCGCTGAAGATCTGAGGATCAGAGACAGGGACAACGTCGAGCGGGGCTTGAAAGTCCGATCTCAGAGCCATCAGCTCACCCGTTTCGTCCTTGATCTCCTCGTCAGTGACGTACAAGCGATTGATTCGATGTAGAATCTTAATCACTTGATTCATGGAGTGGTGCAATCGCTGATGAATCGCGGAAAGCACCTTCATTCCCTGTTCGATCAACGCCAACGTCGTGCCTACTGGCATATCTCCATTCGCATTGTCGGCTAGATTATCCATAGCCGTCTTGACCGTATCGTCGCCCTCCTTAATAAGCAGCCCGAGCAGTTCGACTAGAACGCTCGAAGGCGCATTGAAGGGGATCGGCATGATCAACTTGCGAATGTCATCCGTGGCCACCCCGCCTTCGATCTCGGTGATCTGCGTTGCGGCGAGCTGGACGGATTGTCCGGTGAAATTCGTTCCCTTAAGCTTCAACAGGGTGGGCAGATTATTGATATGCGCTGAATCGAGCAACGCGCGGAGAGCTCCGGTTGCGGCAGCGGATAGCCACCCGATCATCTGACCCAAACCGATATGGTAAACGCCGCGCCACGGTACGAACCCGAACTCGGCCATCCAGAACATCGGCTCATGCTTATCGTCGTCTTCTTCCCAGTTGCGAACGACGGCCAGGACCTTGTGCGACGTTGCACAGATCGAAATGATGTACGGTGCGAAGCCGTATTCATCCTCGAGGTCCGCATACGTCATGACTTCGAAGATATCTCGAAGACCGTCCGTATTATATGCGTTCTGCGATTTGCCTTCGATCTTCTCGTTGGCGCGCTCCGAGTCCGATTGCTCAGGGATGTTAGCCGATACGGTCTCGGCCAGGTTATCGATGTCTCGGTATTGACCGGACTGAACTCTATTCTCGAACTCGAACTTCGTAATGTGCTCTACATACGTCGCTCGCTCTGCTGAATAGAACGAGCTGGCAGCGTAGGGGAGATAGACATCGTCGATAGGAACGAAGATCGGTACGGGACGTTTCTTTTTCTGATCGTAAACAAGTCGGAGATACTGCGATCCGCCTAGAGGCAGCTGAGTGAGAAGCTGTTCGAGCTCTGGCCGGAATTCCGGCATCTGAGTCAGGAACTGCCAGTTCATGTAATCTTTCTTTCGTCTGGCTTTCTCTACTCGCGCCTTCGTTGATGTGCCTGGGATATAGTCCTTCACCGGTCCATCGGGTGGAAGAAGCTCGCTGATCGCGCGCGATTCAAATTCAATCGTCGCCTTCGTCAGCATCGGGTGAACGACTTTACTAGCTCCTTCGAAGTCGGCTCCACCCGGCGCGTCATCGCCTAATCCCGTGCGGCGTATCGCCATCTCCTGTTGTTTATCGCGCTCCTTCCTGGAGTCTTTATCGTAATCAATCTTCGTAATCAACTCAAGAGCAATGCTCGAGAGATCGCTGGCATCTAAGGTATCCGCAAGATTTTGATAGAAGCTTTCAGCATCTTCTGGACCACCGTCGTCTTCATCAGACATCTTAACGATAGCCCCGCCATCATCGGTATCCTCGACGGAGTCGTCGTAGTCTACCTGGTGGACGGCTCCTTCGTCTTGGCCATTCTGATCGTCATCAGTTTGGTCGTCGTCGAAATCCTGAGGATTCGCAGCCATCAGATTGTCTCTCCGGTATTAAGTTTTACCTGTACGCAACGGTCATCGTAGAGAGTGATCATCGCGAAATCCTTAGTACAAGTGACGGGTAATATAACTCCAAGGTGTTTTAAGCACCACTTTTCAATCACCCGTCTCGCGATCTGGGCATCACGAAACCTGTCGCCAGCTGGCTCACCGGATTCACCGCAATAGACCCGAGCGGTGAAGATTTTTACTTTCTGTCCTTGCTCAAGCCACTCTTGCACACGTTGAAGCATGGCAGGGATTGGATCCCCGACATGCTCGGTTCCTTTCCAGCCGTCGTAATGAGCCAGCGTCCCATCGAGATCGACGCCTATCCACCCCTGAGCGCTCATGCGTTCCCCTTTTGCACGACGACTTCCTTGAAAGCCTTCGCGACTTGTGCGATGAAATCGAATTTTTGGAAAGCGCAGACCGGGCAACGATGCATGACGACGCCTTCGCTCCCAATCGTGTTCATCGCGAGACGAATCAGAGCTTCTTCAGCCCCGAAGAGTGGATCGATTTCCTTATTCCGGATTTTTCTGAGCAATTCCTTCTCGTCAGCCGAGATCAAATGCTCGAGGCCGTGAAGTCGGATCTTCGACAGCAGCTTATCGTGATGCTCGTTGCAAAACGAGATCTTAGCGTCATCAGGGTTATCGCTATAGATCATCCGCAACTGGTCATCCGTGGTGATAACGGTCTTCATCCGCTTGCCTTCTGACGTTTTTTCATCGTCAGATACACTCCCCGTAGACAATCCTTCGCGTAGATCGCTCCTCCGCGAAACTTTTTTAACGGTTCCATGCTTCCGATCTTTGGATCGATCTCCCCGGCTTTCGGGTTTGGGTCGAGCCGTCGCATCAAAGGGTTCATCGGCTTTCCCTGCGCGTCTTTCACGACGTAGTCGAGCACGTTCTCTTCGCGCAGCCTTTTCCGCAGTCTCTTTGCTTGCTTTTGGCTCATGTCGCTTCTCCTGTTTCATGTTA